AGAACTATATTTTGCATCAAGCTTTGCAGATGGTGGCGATGTTATGTGGCTACTTGAAAAAGCTAAACTTGCACTGTTGAACGTTTAAACAAAGTAAAGAAAAGCTAACCCACAACAAAGGAGACTGAGACATGAACTATCGATGGAGAAAGGTTATCGCGCTGTTCCTATTTAACGTTGCGAATGCGGCACACGCCCATGCAAGGGCTATATCAAGTAGGTTCTGGGGTTGAAGCCCGTACCATGCAGCGATTGCACATATCAAGAACAGACTCCACCGGCCCGGCCCCGCATGACCATTCCCCTGTGCGTAACGGGCGGCGCTCCCTAGCGCACCAATTAATATTGCGGCACATAAAGCAATCACTAGAATTCTCCTTCATTTAACATGTCCTTGAGCAGGGCGGCCTTGGCAAGGTCCAGAGTCGCGATAACTTCAAGCACGTTCGCGCTAGACCCTGACATATACATGACGCCATCGTTAAGCCACCCAAGCACAAGAACGCTCTCAAGGTCTTGGCCTAGTGCAGCCTCGACTACTTTATCCGTCGGAATGTCGCCATGAATATCAAGCGGGAATTCTATGATATTGTCGGTCATTATTTTTTCCTTTGAGTCATTCTGTCACCAAACCACCAAGTCACTGACGATGTGGCCATGTAAATTACGGAACTGACAATCTCTGCCTTTGAACCTAGATCCGCTATTGTGAAATAAATGATTCCGAGCAGAATGATAAGAATGCCTGTAACAGAAGGGCGAACCATCCGAAGCGTATCAATAACCCACTGTGAGGCTTTGCCCGTGTTGCTATCATGTGCATACGACGCATTACGAAGCTGAACGGCGGCTTGATCCAAAGCAATCTCACGTTCATTCTCAAATTCTTTATCTCTGATCTCCGAGTTAAGCCGTGTCAGCTCTAAAACGCGTTTATGTTCCGCGTCTTTCTCTTTGGCTTCTGCGTACCATGTGAACGCCTTTGTCACGAATCCGAACAAAAGACCGATGCCACCAGTGCCAGCACCAAACAGAGCAGACGTAATTAAATCCATCATCACCAGGTTCTCGCTCTACCCATGTCAATATGCACGAATGTATTGTATTTCAATCCAAACCCCCGAAACCCCACGGCCCGTCCAATACGTTCGATTTCTTCTTTCGTCCCGATAGATAGCGGGATATCGAAAGCCGTGCCGAGGCGATGCTGAGAGAGAGGCGCACCGCCAATACGCGCATTATGATATGCAGAACGATAAGCGCTATTCGGGGAAAACGGCACACCGATAATACGACGGAATTCATCCAACGCCTGTAGAGCCGGAACGTTGATGAGTATTTCGCCCGTTCCCTTACACGCAATCTCACGCGTCGAAAAGAACTCCGAGGGCCAAGCCGAGATTGGAACATCAGTGTAATGCTCATAAATCAACCTATCATATCCGGGGTGACGGTTTGCCGACCGACTTCGCCAAACTCTGAATGAATATCAATGCGCTTCATGCCGCGCTGCGTTCTGTATCCTGCCCCGTATGCGTATGCATCTCCAGGCGCAAGAATACGCAATGATTCAACTTTGGCTCCATTAAAGTCCTTGACTGAATCGTGGTGAACGTGGCCGATATAAATATATCGATGTTTTGTTTCTCCCCATGATACAGGCTGGTCTGTCGCCATCAACAAGGGTAGGTCCGCCATCTTTACTTTGTCGCCGTGGTGCGCGCCTATTAATGTCTGCCCGAATTGATGGTAATGAAATAACTTTGGTGAACGGTCCACTTCGACACGCGGGTTTTCTTCATAAAGGCAATGCATAGCTTCCCGTAGAAAGACCATAGAGGACGCATCATGGTTTCCGGCCACAACTATGACCCGAACCTTGTCGTGCTTCTCACAGGCCCTTGAAACGGCGTGACGGGTTGCTCTCATTGCAGCCCTGACTATTCGAGGGTAACGCGTGTCTGCATCAAGGATATTTTTAGATTTTTCAGTGACCGGAACGTATGAATCATAGTGCAGGAAATCACCCAATAAGATGATTAACGCCTCGCCTGATTTTGGTGCTGCATCGACGAGATAGTCCATAGCGCCATGCAATAAATGCTCGGCTTTCCCAGTGTCATAATTGTCAGTCGTTTCTTCATCCCATGCGAGCATGCCAATATGATGATCTCCGACCGGATAAATTGACAGCATGTCGGTATCTGCCTGTTTAGGCCGTTGTATTGCAGGCAATGGCTTTATATCGTCGCATAGGGCTTCAATTGCCTCATGCATTGCAATTTCAAGTTCTTCTTTGTCGCGCTCAGTCTTTTCCCAGACAAGTTTTGCCTCGCCCGTCTGTGCGTCCCTTAATGTGCTTGTCGCTTTGACTAGGAAACCAGCCGGAACAGGGTGTTGCCATCCGTGATCCGGGGAGTATCCATGGCTTGCAGCTTTCTTTTTAACCGCGAGTATCGCTGTTGTGATGTTGGACTTAGCAACCCCGAGAGATTCAGCGGCCTTTAGGTGAGTGCCATGTTCTGCCAATGCTTCATGTTTTAGCCACTGTAAATCAGTCGAGTATTCACGCAAGTTCGGGTCTAGTTTAAACGGCATTTTATTCCCCTATGTCTGTTTTTGATTGGTCGGATAGACTGGATATCCTTTAAGTAATTTCTTCATATGTTCGACAGGAATCATTGACGTATTTTGAACGCAAGACGATTCATCAAGCCAAACGACAAGCATTTGCGGGAAACCTTCGACATGGTAAACCGCTATATGCGCTGCGCTTAAATGTGAAACCGGAGGCGTTGCATTATAGGCAGATATAAAAACCTCAGTCTCATTTGCGTCGAGCGGGCGTTCTTGTGCCGTTGGGTTTTTTGCGAATAAATCGGCCCGCCAATTAATAAACTCCGCTTTAACATCGTTACACATAGACACTTTTGGCGCTGGTGCAGTTGCACACCCGGCGAGAACTAACAGGATCAACAGAGCGTTTACACGCCTCATCAGATATCTCCCGACTTTTTTGCTGCGTCCATCAGACGCTCGATGTCTTTCTCAGTCTCAGCTTGAAATCGGGCAGTCGAACTGTGATGCTCCGCTAATTTATCTGGCTTTAGCATTGAACCGAAAACTGAAATCTTGCTCTGCATAACGGGTAGCACCTCGTTGATGGCATCGATCTTCTCAAAGGCTGCGTCACTTGCCTTCCTATTCTCCATGCCCTGCTGTGAGTTCTGCTTAGATACACTCTCCAGCCTGACCAGCCAGACGACCAGAGCCAGTACCGCCATGATGAACGGCTAAACTGCCTTGAGGTCAGCTACTATATCCATCAGCCAAGTTTAGTTTTCATTAAGGCAGAGAATCCCATCCAAACCATAGCAAGTACCGATGTCGCCACGATACCAACCGCAGTCAGCATCGCCTTAGACTTCACAGACGCACATGCCTTGCGTTGATCGCGAACGTGTTCCATATCCTTGCGATATTCAGCTCTAGCCTCTGGCGTTGACGCATAGATGCCGAAACCCTCCAGCACTTCTTTAGCTGCGGCGATCCCCGCAGATTGCGCAATAGCCATAGACTGGTGGTGGGTAACATATTCATTTGCGCTCTCATCGAATGCGCGTCGGTCTTCGCCGTCGAAATCAGCCATTAGAGCGTTGCTCTCTTTGTAGCGATTGCAGCGCGATTTGCTTCAAGCCATAGCTTGCCGTTTGTCGCTGCCGGGTACACTGGGTCATTTGTTAGGGCCGTAAGCATCACTGCTTCGGCCATACGACGAGGTGTTTCTAATTTCTCTAAGATTGAAATCTCTTCAAGGGTTGCGTCACGTACCAGCGTTGCAGCAGCAGCATCTTCACGGGCTTGGCTATGCTCAACGGTCAGGGTGTCTTCGTTGACAACCCAGAACCGCTTGTCTGTATCTGGCTCAACAGAATAGAAAGCGTTACCGTCACCCTCCATTATCATATTATAAACAACTGCTGCGGCCTCTGCCTCAGTCTCGCGGCTGTTCTCGCCTGTAATTGCTTTGGTGGATGCGTCCCAATGTGCTACGCAAATATATGTCATGCTTCTGCCATCCCATACCTAAGAATTGTACATCCATCACCAAGATTGCCTGTCTTTTGCATGATGCGAATTGCTGTAACAGCGTTGGTGTCACTTAGAACCTGTCCAGCAATTACGTAGTGATACATATGACCACTGTAGTTCGTAAGGCTATGCCCTAAAAATCCAACAGGAACACTTGTGTTCAACAAGTTCGTAAGAGTAAACACAGCGTTTGTAGCTTCTCCTGTTGTGCGAGAATTACCGATACGAATAAAGTCCCCACTGTCATCGCCAACGTTAAGGTCCAGCGATACGGGTGCAACAGCGTTATAACCTCTAAATGCTAGACCATCATACCCGTTTGTTGTTATCCATGTTGGCGTAGCTCCGTAACCTACTTGGAAACCTTGGGCGTAACTTTCTGTGCCAGTTGACTTGGTAAGATTAGATATCACAAAGTGCATAGTATCATAAGTTGTGCCTATATCCGTCCACTCTATAGTAGTAGGGGTGGACGCTGATACTGTCTTATCTAAGAAGACTAGACCGGGGGCAGCAGGAGTTGCAAAAGTAGGTGCTACACCAGCACCGCCTGATGTAAGGATTTGACCTGCTGTGCCTGTTGCAACAACAGCAGGAGCGCCCGCCGCGTCCCATGTGATGATCTCGCCGTCTGTGCCGTTGGCAAGGGAGGCGATGGGTAGCTTTGACCAATCAGCGTCCGTCGCATCAGATATTAAAACAGTATTAGCCGCACCAATTGCCACACGCTCCGCCACACCAGACCCGCCACCGCGTA